ATGTTACACTTCTTCAACTTATCTTTTACTGGTTATGAAGGAGTAAGCGTATTGAAAGCACAGAACACAACAATTGCAACTTCAATAGCTGCTAATGATACTGCAAATAGTTATCTCGGAAACTCTGCTCAAGTAGGTGGAGTTATCAAGCATCCTGGCAAACTAAGTAAAGAAGCTGTTGCAAGATTGAAGAACTCTTGGAATCAGAATTATTCTGGATCGTTTGTATCTGGTAAGACTGCTATTCTTGAGGAGGGAATGACGTTTGAGCAAACTAACATTGATGCAAATAAGTATCAGCTTTTAGAGACTAGACGTTTTCAAATTGAAGAAGTTGCTAGGATATTTAAAGTGCCATTGTCTTTGATTGGTCACTTAGAAAAAGCTGCTAACTACTCATCTATTGAAGCTTTAAGTATTGACTTTGTTAGATTTACTCTTATGCCTTATATGGTAATGGTCGAGCAAGAGCTAAACAGAAAGCTATTCAGAGATAGAGAATTTGGTTTGTTTACCGTAAAGCTAGATGCTAAGGCTTTACTTAGAGGAGATAGCTCAAGTCGTGCAAGTTATTATAGAGAAATGGCAAGTATAGGAGCTTTGTCTATTAATGAGATAAGACGAATGGAAGACTTGAACAGAGTAGGTCCAGAAGGAGATCAATTATTTATGCCGTTAAACTTTGCTCCAGTTGGAGACGTAGAAGAAGAAGACAATGCCGATACCGAGTAAAGAAGAAAACGAAACAAACGAGGAATTTATCGAGAGATGTATGTCCGATGAGTTTATGAAAGAGTATGACGATAACTCTCAAAGACTCGCAGTTTGTTATGCTCAGTTGGAAGATGATGAGGAAAGACAAACAAACTTTCCAAACAAAGGAGACGATAAAAAGATAAGTCTAAGAAATAGTGAAGAACCACAATTTGATTATGACTTTGCTAAAAATATAAAAGAACAGACACCAGAGATTTGGAAGGCTGGAGGTAACATAAGAGGTAATGAGGCTTTTATGTTATGGGGTAGAGCAAGAGATGGTCAAGATACGGAGGCTATCAGAGAATGGATAAAAGAGAGAGAGTCTTGGATTAAAAGGCACTTCGAAGATGGTAAACAATTTAAAGGAGATACAGAGCCAAACCTTTCTAATGTTGGTGGTGTAGTTGCTCAAATAAAGTGGGGTACGATTGGAACACTAGGAGAACAAGGAATGAAAGATGTAATTCTAGAACTAACTAAAAAGCTAGAGGGTAAGAAAGAAGAAAACCAAGTTAGTGCTAAAGTAAAAAAAGGGTTAGAGAACAAAGTTGAAAAACATAACGAAGAAATAAAAGAGCTTGATTTAGCTTGGAATGGTCGTACTACTTACGCTGAACTTGTGAAAGTATTTGAGAGAGGTGTTGGTGCTTTCTACACTTCGCCTTCATCGGTTAGACCAAATGTTTCCAGTCCAGAACAATGGGCTATGGCGAGAGTTAATTCGTTTTTATTTGCTCTTAAAAAAGGTAGATTTCAAGGTGGTAAGCACGATACAGATTTATTACCAGACAATCATCCAGTTAAAAAAGAAATGGAAGAAAATAATAGATTTATGAAAAAGCACGATTTAAGACACATCCAAAAGATTGAGGAAACTGAAGACTCAATCATTATCACTTATGAAAAAATTATGGATGATATGGAAGATAATGGCTATAAAGAGGATGAGAAAAGAGGGAAAGTTGGTACAATGATTACTGATGGTATTGAGCTACCTTTATACGACACTAAAGAAGAAGCTGAGGCTGAAGCTGAAAAACTTGGAGGCAGTGGCTCTCACGAGCATACAATGGACGGAGAGGTTTATTATATGCCATTTGAAAATCACGAACAAGCAAAAGAAGTGATGGGTAAAATGAATATGAATGAACATACTCCATATCACGATGAAGAAGAAAAGTCTGAGATAAGAACTAATCCTAACGCTGAGGTAAGAACTTTTGACGTTCAAGACTTAGAGCTTAGAATGGATGGAGATAAACCAACGGTTGTAGGCTATGGTGCTGTATTCAACTCAATGTCTAATGACTTAGGTGGATTTAGAGAGTTTATAGCTCCTAATGCTTTTGAAGGTAGATTAGAAGATGATGTGCGTTTTTTAATAAATCACGATGCTAACTTAATACTAGCTAGAACAACTAACGGAACGCTAAGACTTTCAGTTGATGAAAAAGGTTTACGCTACGAAGCTGATTTGCCTAACACTTCAACAGCTAGAGACCTGATGGAACTATTAAAGAATGGAACTATTAGTCAATCTAGCTTTGCATTTACTGTTGAAGAAGATAGTTGGGAAGTAAAAGACGGAATGAATATCAGGACTATTGATAAGGTGTCTCAATTGTATGATGTAAGCTCAGTAACTTATCCAGCTTATAATGATGCTAGTAGTTCTGTTGCATTACGTTCTATGAAAGAATGGCAAGAAAAAGAAGAAGCTAAAAAACTAGAAGAAAGTTTGGAGGCTGAAAAATTAGAGGGTATAAAAGAAGAAGAAGATTTGAAGAAACGCTCCCTCAATGAAATGCGTTTAAAAATCTTGAAAAATAAATATTAATATTAATTTTCTATAAAATGAAAACATCAAAACTTTATAAAGAAGAAAGAGCTGAGGTTATCGAAAAGATGGAAAGTCTAGTATCTTCTGCTGAAGGTCGTGATATGACATCTGATGAGCAAGTTAGCTTTGATTCTTTGAATGAAAAAGTAGAGGAGTTAAATAAGATGGCTGTAAGAGCTGAGTCTTTTGAGAAACTTCAAGCTACTAAAGCTGTTAAAGAAGTAACAGAAAACACTCCAAAAGAAGTTAGAGACTATTCTTTCCAAGATGCTATGAAAGCTGCTTACTCTGGTAAGCTAGATGGCTTAGTAAAAGAAATGGATCAAGAAGCTCGTAACGAGGCACGTTATACTGGTCAAATGTATAAAGGTATAGCAATACCTAGTTCTGTATTAGAAGCAAGAGCAATCACAACTTCTAACGTAAACGAAGTTGAAACTATGAGTTTTACAGACCAATTACAAGCTAACTTAGTTTTAGCTAGTGCTGGTGCTAACTTTTACTCAGGAGTTAAAAATATGAAGTTCCCAGTTATTAGTGGTATTACTACTACTTTCGTAGGTGAAACTGGCGGTTCAGTTTCTGCTGCTGGATCGGCTTCAAGTTTAACACTTTCACCACAGAAATGTATTTCTATTGTTGAGATTTCTGCTGAAGCTATGACTCAAAACGCTGGTGTTGAGGCTGCAATCCGTAGAAATATGGCTGCTTCAGTCGCTGCTCAATTAGAAAAAAACTTGTTAGGTGCTGCTGATAATTCAGATGGTGGACCACAATCAATCTTTGCTGATGCTGCTGATGGTGGTGCTACTCTTGATGCTGCTGCTCTTTTAGCAATGGAATCAACTGTATTAGGTAATAATGTACCTTTATTAGGTGGTAGATTCGCTTACCTTTGTAACTCTGATGCTTTAGCTGTAATTAAAGCTTTAGCTCAAGTTGCATCTGTTTCTCCAATATATGACAATAGAGATAAGACTATCAACTCTTACTTTAGCTTTGTATCTTCAAACGTAGGTAATAAAACAAGTAATTTTGATAATGTTTTATTCGGTGATTTCTCAAGAGTACACATTGCTCAGTTTGGTGGTTTGGATGTATTATTTGATCCATTCACAAATGCTTCTGCTGGTGTAGGTAGATTAATCGCTACGTCATTAGTTGATGGAAATGCAACTGATAATGGAACTGCATTTGTAGAAATACAAACTACATCATAATTGATTTTTTAACGGAGGGAGTGGAAACACTCTCTCCATTAATTTTTTTTAAATGGAATACTACAACTACAACTTTAATACATTAAGAGGTACAGACTTTGTCCCTTATGGTAAGTTAGTTCTTAAAACTGGTCCATCTTCTACGGTGATATCATTAGCTGAGGCTAAGACATTTTTAAGAATAGACTCAGACTATGACGATGACGATAGTTATATCACGTCATT